CACTTCTCCCGCTGCCGTGTCGATGAATGGCGCTGCTACCTACACGATCCCGTAATGAATCCGTTAATTGAGAAAATCCGCAAGGCTCGGCAAACGAGGGTAACGGTGGACGGGAAAACATTCATCGTTCGCCGTCCTACGGATTGGGAAGCCATTGAGATGGCCGGCGGCGGCGAATCGAGGCAGATGGATTTTATAGAGCGATTCGTCGAAGGATGGGAGGGGATAACCGAACTAGACCTAATCCCTAGTGGCGACTCTGTTCCTGTTCCCTTTGACCATGCATTGTTTGTTGAGTGGATAGCAGACCAGCCCAAATATTGGGGCGACCTAACCTCTGCTATCACCAAGGAATATTCCGCTCACGCTGAGAGCCTGGTAGCCAGCGAAAAAAAATAGCGGCCTGGCTGGAAGAGCTAAAACAGCCTTTTCCACCAGGCGGGCCTCCCAAGGAATGCGAGTTAGCTGTAAAGATATGGATCATGATGGGCCGGCAGATAGATGGCAATCTTCTGGAGCTCATGTGCGAGATTTACGGCATCGAGGACGTTGAATCGCTGTTGGTTCAGCTTGTAACGATCAGGGATTTTGAATGGCCGAAACAATCACAGTAACCGGACTGCGAGAGGTTCAAAGGAAGTTGTATTCCTACTCTCAGCAACTAGGAGACAGGGTTGTTTTGGGCGCATTGCGTCAGGGTGCGAATCTTGTCAAGAAACAGGCTCAGGCTAATGCTCCGGTAAAGACCGGCCTTCTCAAGCGCAGCATCCGTGTATCTCGCTCAAAGATACATAACGGAAAAAAATCTGACGGAATGATTGGTGTTTATCTGTCAGTAAGAAAAGGAAAGAAGGGCGCTTACTACGCTCCATATCAGGAAGATGGATGGAAGGCTGGAAAGAAGAAGAAGCTCATTCCCGGCAAGAAGTTTATCGAGAAAGCGTTTTTAGATAAGCGTGAAGATGCTGTGAATTTGATTGTTCGGTCTGCTACGTCAGCGGCTGATTTGCTTGCTGTGAAATTGGGGTTATAAGATGGCTGGACGTGGTGTCGTTGTAGATTTCAACGCCAACATTGCTAGGTTTACTTCGTCCGTCGATAAGATGACGAATGATCTGGCGAAGTTCCAGACTAACGCGGCTCGTGTATCCAAGAATATCGACAAGTCATTTTCAAGTATTGCGTTTGGCATTAAAGGAGCGTTCGGCGGTATCGCTACAGCGCTGAGCGTGAATGAGTTGGCAACAATGGCTGACTCATTCCAGAATATTGAGGCCCGTCTTAAGTTAGCTACTCGCAGCGCTGCTGAGTTTGCGGAGGCAAGCGATAACATCAAGCGGATATCCTCTAGCTCCAAAAGCTCGTTAGAGGCCACTGCTACCCTTTATACACGCATTTCTAATGCTCTCCTTGATGTAGGAGGTACACAGGCACAGGTAGCCTCAGTCACGCAGGCCATGGCGCTCGGTCTTAGGCTCTCCGGGGCGACTGCTGAAGAATCCGCTTCTGCAATGCTGCAATTCTCTCAGGCCATTGGATCGGGGGTGTTGCGGGGCGAAGAGTTTAACGCGATCAATGAAGCGGCTCCACGCATCATGAAGGCGCTGGCTGATTCGATTGGCGTTCCTGTAGGCCAGTTACGCAAGCTTGCGGAAGAAGGAAAGATAACGAGGGACATTCTGGTTAACTCTCTCGGTTCGCAACTTCCAACCTTAATCAAGGAAGCGGAAACTCTGCCTAACACGATTGGCTCTGCGTTCCAGAATGCCAAGAATGAAATTCTCCTGACGATAGGGGCGATAGATAAAGCCACTGGAGCAAGCAACGCATTCGCTAGCGCAGTGGGAAAGTTGACGGCAGGAATTGCCGGTTGGCGAGAATTCTTTAATCCAACAGGTGAGCAACAGCTTCAGAAGCGCTTGAATGATTTGCGCAGTTCAATGGATGACATCCTGCTGCGCCGCCAATTGCTCGGTAAGGTAGGGATAGATTCTTCTTCTTTTTGGGGCGAGGACTTCAATAAATTAAATATTGAAGCTCTTACCCTGAAGAAGATACTGGACGGCATTCAAGAGGCCGCTGCGAAGACAAAGCCAGACTCTTTTACTCCGCTGGCCAAGCCTACAGGTCCAACAGAAGAACAGATAAAAGCAGCTAAGGCTGCTGCTGAAGCCGCGAAGAAAGCAATGGAGTCCCTTCGCAAAGAAGGTGCACAACTTGCCGCTTCGGTTGATCCTATTATCAATCGGAATCAGGAACTGGCTAAGTACGTCGAGCTACTCCAAAAGGGCGCCATAAGCCAGGACATTTTTGATCGTGCCGCCACGAAGAGCATAACCACTGCTCAGGCTGCCCTGGATGCAACAGACCAGCGTCTTATCGCTGCGAAACAGGCTCAGGAGGCTTTAGACGCTCTGACCAAGGAAGGCGAGAATCTTAAGTTAGCCGTTGATCCTTTCTACAAGCTGAACAAAGAAGTAGAGCGCTATAGCGAACTGTTAGAAAAGGGCGTGATAGACCAGCGTACCTTTGAGCTTGCCGTAGAAAAGAGCATGGGCAAGAGTACGGAAGTGGTCAAGGAAGAGGTCGATAAAATGACCGCTGCCGCTATCGGTTTTCAAACGAACGTACAGAATCATTTAGGAAATTCGCTCTATCAAGCTCTGAGCGGAGACTTCCAGAACATAGGTCAACTATGGAAGCAAATGTTAGCGAGGATGCTGGCTGATGCTGTGGCAGCGAATCTCTCTAGCGCAATCTTTGGCGCCAACGGTAAGGGCGGATTGCTTCAGGGCGGACTAAGCATTCTCGGTTCAATTTTTGGTGGTTTGGGCGTAGGAAAGTCTTTCGGGGGATTCCGGCAAGGCTCGTCCAACTTCGGGCAATTCCTCTGGCCTGTCCCTAAGTTTGCAACAGGCGGGGATTTCAGCGGCGGTCTGCGGCTTGTCGGTGAGAGAGGGCCGGAACTGGAAGCAACGGGACCATCAAGAATATTCAACGCTAACCAGACCAAGGATATCCTGAACGGTGGAAGGAAAGGAGTATCAGTCAATTACGCTCCGGTTATCCAGATCGACTCCAGGGCAGACCGTACTGAGGTACATGCAATTGTCAGCAACGCGGTAAAGCGCGGCAACGCTGACCTTGTTGAGAAGTTGACTCGTCAAGGCGTGATATGAGCGTAATTACATATTCCGGCATGGCTGGAGTAAGAAGCTCAGAGTGGGGTCAGCAGCGTAATGATATTTCCTTTAACTCTGTATTCGGAAGTCAGGCTTCGGAGGTCTCTGCGCCAGTATGGACCGTTACTCTGGAGGGGATACCAGGGAGAGAATCGGATAGCGGCGAATGGAAAACGTTGGTCATAGGTCTGCGCGGAAAGACCAATCAATTAGCTCTGTGGGATTTGGCCCGTCCCGTTCCTCTCGGAACAATGCGCGGCACTATGACGCTCAACACTAGCGCGAATCAGGGCGACACGACTCTGTCCATAGTGGCGAGCGGTCAAACTGGAAAGACTCTGCTTAAAGGTGATTGGTTAGGTATCGGATCGTTGTTAACGCAGCAAGTCGTCATGGTTCAAAGCGATGCGACTAGTGACGGATCAGGAGTTATATCGGTACAAGTAGAGCCGTTCTTGCGCAATTCATTTTCCTCAGGAGAATCTATAACATGGGATCGACCGAAGGCCTTATTCCGCAGAGTTGATAGCAAGGTGAGTTGGAAGAATGCAGCTTCTTTAGCTGATGGCTTCATGCTCGATTTGATAGAGGACTGGAGGCCGTGACAACTCTAGATACTTCGCAACAGGCAGAGATAGAGAAAGCTGTAACGCGACTGGTTTATTTTGTTGAGTTGCAATTTCTTTCACAGACGGTCTATATCTGTTCAGCGAACATCACGATCACATGGGGCGGGCACGATTGGATAGGGTTAGGCTCTATTGGCGCAATTAGCCCGATAGAAGAATCGGAAGGCGTTGAGTCTAAGAGTATGACGTTTACTCTAAACATAGCTCAGACTTCAATTCTTGCTTTGGCAATTGGTAATGTAGAAGAGTATCGCGGTAGGAATGCGCGACTTTACTTCTGTCCTTTGGATGAGTCATTCCAGCCTGTCGGGACTCCGGTTCTTTGTTGGCGCGGTATCATGGATACCATGGCGGTGAGCGTGGATGGGGAGGAAGGCGGAGTTGCTCTGAAGTGTGAAACC